CCGTAATCTGCCTCCCTGCCGAGCCCGCCGAGCCGCCCGAGCCCGTCGTCGCCGCCCGCGGCTGGCCTCCTGCCGCATAATCCACCGCGAACGGTTGTGTCGGCGCGGCCTCGCTGATTCCCGCGTTGACGTTCGCCGCAGGCGGCATCAAAAACGCCGACGGCACACTCGGGCTCTTGCCGCCTCCCGATCCGAACAAGCCCAAAATCCCGGTCACCAGCGGACTCAGCCCCGATTCCAGCGCGCTCCCCGCCTGGCTCGCCGCCGACGTTCCTCCCGGCTTTTCCCCCAGTTGCGTCGTGTTTTGATTGATTGCCTGCGTGTTGGATTGGATCGTTTCCGTTTCCGCCTGCGCCACCGTCTCCAATTGCTGCATCTGCGTCGCCAATTGAGAAGTATCGGCGTTCGAGCCTCCTCCGCCCACCCCCGCAAGCGATCCCGCCACCACTTGACTTACCGTCGCCGAGGTCCCGAATACGCTCGGACTCAGAAGCTTCTCCGTCGTCGAACTATTGGCCATTCGTCTGCTCCATCCGCAACTCGCGTTCCAACACCACAAACGCCTCCGCTTCTCTTGCAGTTAATTCATGAGTCGCTAATCCGCCAAACCCAACTGTTTTCCATGCGAAAAATGTTTCTAGAAATTCGATGCTCGCCGGCGTCACCAGTGACGTCGGACACTCTTCCGCCGCCGCCCCTCCCCGAGCCCACACCACTTTCGGAGCCCCGCGCCGCTCCTCCGATAGAAACCCGCACCGCCGCCGCGCCTCCAACCCCTGCCGTCTGCACTGCTCGCATCTCCACCCGGCCCCACCCTCACGCCCTGCGCGCAGAAAATGGAATGCGACGATTAGTTTTTTCTTTCGCTCTCACTCAATCCGCACTCCTTCCGGATGCGGCTTAAGATCTCCTGCGCCAGATTCGCGGGGCCCTTCTCGATCAGCGACTCTGGCGTCGCCGTCTCTCCGTCGATCTCTAACCCCTCGATCGCTTCCAGGCCCCATTCCAGATACGCCCGATCGACCTCGCCTTGCAGCACGGCCGCGTCCAGCTTCTCCCGCACATCGCCGCCCGCCTCCAGAAACTCCAGCCTCCGACCCGCCTCGCGAATCTTTCGAGCCAGCCCGATCCGCCGCCCCAGCGACATCCTCGTGATCCTGTACCGCACACCCGCGTGCGTCTCGGCCTCGAACCACGCGAAGCTCTCGTGCCGCGGACTATCCGAAAGCGATATAGAACTCGTCATCCACGCTCCCCTGTGCCCGGCTGTTCTGGAATTTCCATTGCAGCCTGGTCTCGCTGTCATCGAACTCCGGCACCTCCGGCACCATCGCCGGCATGTAGGCCCCGAATAACTGCTCGCTTTGCTCGCCCAATTGGAGCATCACGGAGATTGGCGATCTCTGCCGCGCCGCTTGATACAGCCCCGCGGTCTGCGCATCCACGCTCTCGAAAATATTGAAGTTCAGCGTGATCTTCCGCGCTCCCGCCGTGATGCATCGCGGAAAGTCGCTGCCGAATTCATGCAGCCGCAGCGCGATATTGTTTTGCAGCGTCAGTTCCGCTTCCGTCAGCGTGAAGAATTCGGTTGGCGTCGTTCCCATCCACACCTGCCCCAGGTGCCCCGGGACGATCGTGTAATCGAAACCCGTCTGCGCGGGTTCCGCCGGAAACGCCGTCAGCCCGCCCTGGCCTGTCGTGAAGCTCGCGCTGTCGATCAGATCCTGCGACGGCCCCGAGAAATCGAACTCCTGAAAATCTCCGTTCACTTTGATCTGCATTTGGTCCATCGCCGAGCCGTTCAGGATCCGCTGCACCGCCGTGCTCGGATCCCAGTAGTCAAAAATGCTGGCGCTCGGCAGATCCTCTGCCAGCTTGTAAGTGATCGTCGCGCCGATCGGCGCTCCTCCCACTGGTGTGGCCGTGAAGGGGGCGTTGATAAATACCGTCGTGCTGTTCTCTACCGCCGCCACAAACCGGATGTCGATTCCCGACGTCACCGCTTGCCCCGGCGTCAGCCCGTGCGGCCCCGTAAATTGGAGTTGCGTCCCGCCGGTTACGCTCGCCACCGTCCCGCCCGTAAACAGGATTGGAGCCGCCCCCAGCGCCGCTTGAAACAACGGCCCCTGCGTCGGCGCGGTCGTCTGATCCGTCCATTCCGTCATGAAGGTGTTCAGTTGAAAGCTCGTCGTCTTCCGAATCGTGTTGGGAAGCCCCACAAATGTACGGCTTCCTGTTTTATCTCTTCGCCCCGTTGCCACCGGAATCTGCTTCGCTCCCAGCTTGATCAGCGGGATGCGGTTGGCCGCCGTAATCACCGGCGCCTGCCCGTACGCCGATTCCAGATCCACGTAAACTCGCTCGTTATTGGACGATACGTAACATCCCATAGAAAAAGCCGCCCATTCCCTTCTTTATTCGGAAAAATCCACTTCAAAGCTCACCTTCGCGATTTGCAGGAAATTCAACCCCCCATGCTGAACCGGATCGAAAATCACTTCATACCCGCCCGTGTAAAATGCCCCTTGTCCCCATGTCCCCCGATTCGCGTCCAGCACCTGCGTCACCGCGTCCACGTACAACCGCAATTGATCCTCGATCCCTTCCAGCCGGTCTTGTGACACCCTTACTTCCGTTACAGTACGCACCTTTCCAGAAAACGGACGGAATTTTTCCGTCAGCAGATTGCGAATCCGGTCCGTGTATACGTACATCACGGGATATTTGACAGCCTTGGCCTTCTCCGCCAACGCGAACGGCACGTGCTGGTTGATGATATGCGCCGGCGGAACCGGCGCCAGCGCCACTCCCGTGTCGCTCGCCAGTTGCCCTACGGCCGAGTTCACTCCAGTATCGGGAGCAGCCAGAAACCCAGCCATCTTTCCTGCTGCCACACTCGCGGTGATCGCCATACTCTATCCGCGCCTCAACATCAATCCACCGGTTACGTAAACATCCGGAGTCTGCCCGCATCCCGGCGGGCTTCCCGCAACAAGCCCTGAGCCTGGAAGCGTAAAGCTGCCCCCCACGGCCACCGGCGTCGTGTTCTGCAAAGTCACCGTCTCTGGCGACAGCCCCATATACACGTTGAATCCCGTCGCGACCGGCGGAGGATTCACCGCCGTCACCACCGGCAGACTTGACGCCGGAGAATCGTACGTGGTCAGCTCGCTGGGATCGCCCACTTGCCCACTCGCCGATACCCAACTCACCTTTACGTAGTAAATCGTCTCCACGATTAATCCCGCCACAAAGCTGAATACCGGCGTTTGCGCTCTCGGAATCGGAATCAGCGCCAGTCCGATGCCGTACTGATACGTCCTGTCCCGAGCGTTCTCGGAAAGGTCGTGATACTCATCGAATTTCGCCTGATAGCGCGTGTTCAATTGATTGTTGAATGCGTCGCGATAGAACACCTCCAGCGTGTGCACCGCGTGCCACCGCTTCATCTGCCGCGTTACCACCACGTCGGAGACGCCTTTCAGCCGGCGCGTGGTAGCCTGCGGATCTGACGGCACGCCGTGAGCCAGCAGCACATTCAGCACGTCCTCGGAAATCTCCTCGAGGGCCAGGTGCAGCTTCGCCCTCAGCGGGATCCTCTCCGTATCGGACGCCTGCAGAATCGCCGATTCATAAACCTGCAGCGATTCGTCGTCGTTCGGACTTCCATCCGTCAGGAGCATAATTTATTGCCTCTTGTTCGGCCTTTTTTCCGACCGGAATTGCGCTGTCTCCTCCGGACTCGCCAGCACGGCCTGATCTTCCACGATCAGTTTGGCCGCCAGGCTTCGCGAGACATCGGTCTTCACGCCCGGCTTGCCTCCGTCCGGAGTCTCGCGGCTCACCACCACCACGTATGGCTCCGGAATTGCAGCTTCAATCTTGCGAAGTTTCTGATAATAGATCCGCACATCCATATTGATTTGGGCGGGCACAGGCGCTGTCACCTGTGCCCTCTCCTTTTTTAGCTATTGACTTGGACTCCGAACGTATTCCGCAGCACGCCGACGCCGTAAAGCACGTCCACGGTAAACTGCTGAGCCAGCGTATTGGGCTGGTAACTCATGGTCACGCGCATGCCGAAGTTCCCCAGTTCCGCATACTCGGCGATCGCGCCGGTACCGGGAAGAGGCTGCGGCAGACGCCGCACCACCAGGCCGATCGCATCGCGCGAGAACGCGAGATTGTGTGTGATCACCGGGCTCGAGCCAGAATGGGCCACGAACTGCGAACGGAAGATGTAGAAGTCCTTCATCTTTCCCACCGAGCCGTCCACCAGCGCCCGCAAACCCGCTTCGCCCGCCGTATTAAACTCGCTGAACCGCGGAATCTGCCGCAGCGCCGAATACGTGTTCGAATCCACCACCAGGTACTTGTTGGCGCTGGGAGGAACCTTCGCGGCGAACAACTCCGTCTCCGCCAAATCCACCACCTCTTCTACGATCGCCGTCCCGCCTGTACCCACTGGGGCGTTGGCGCTGAATGAGGCATACAGATTCAGAAGGTTGGTCTCGATGCTTTCGGCGATCGCGACCACCGCCGGCTGCATGTACAGCTTCAGCAGGTCCGGCACGGCCAGCACTTTCGTCACGTCCGGAATCAGGAACGTCGCCTCCGCGTGCGTGTTGAGCACGATCTGCGCGTTCCCCAGATTTGGATTCTGCAAGGTGACCGTCCCGCCCTCGGCGATGTTGTTGGCCACCAGCGCCGGGGGAATCGGCACGTTGATCGTGTCCCCCGCGTTGGCCAGCGCCGGTTCGTAATCGCGATTTACCAGGTTCCCCATAATCAGGTTCCCCATCAAGGCCGGCAGCGCATCCGCCGCTACCAGCTTGACAATCGCAGTCGCTACATTTGCTGATGTAATTGCTCCCATACTCTCTCCTCTTTTTCAATAGACTTCCCGAAACTTCCTAAACACCACGTAGCGTCTGCGACGCCACTCTCGCGATCTCCTGTCTCACACGTTCTCTGTCCTCCGCACTCATTCCTGGCCGGATTTTGTCCATGTCCACCGGCCCGCTCCCCGAAGTCCTTTGTCCCGTCGTCGCGCCGGAACCTCCGCCCAAACGCGCCGGAAGCAGCTCCGGGTTTTCGCTGACGAACCGCGCCAGGTAGTCCCGCGCGTCCGATCCGTCCGGCGCCACCAGCCGCCCATCCTCCGCGCGGCGAATTTCATCTTTCACGGCTTTGTACGCCAGCTCGATTTTCGCCACCCCCAGCCGTTGCAACTCCGCGCGAACTGCCGAAGATCGCTCCGCCTCCTCCGCCTTCGCTCGAGTCTTCTCGTTCTCGGCCACCAGTTCATTGACACGTTGCTCCAGGGTTTCCCGCCGGCGGCGCTCTTCCTGCAACTCGGCCTTGTGAGCTGGCTCGGCTCTGTTTTGCTCCGCTTTGACAAACTCCTGGATTACCGTCTGCATCATGCTTCGAATGTCGCCGTTCTCTTCCGCCATCTTTTTCTCCTAATTGAAATCTCAAACTCCTTCGATTTCCGCCGCAATTCGATCCTTGACTTCCTGCCGCGAATCGCTCAGGTACTTCAACGCCAGCCTTTTGAAGATCTCCTTCTTCAGCGTCGGCGAATCCATTCCTAGCGCCAGTAGTTGTTTCGCGTCTGCCAGCTCACTTGAAAAATCGGCGATGTCGAATTCATCCATTCCCGTCACGCCGATTTCCAGCCCGTCCTCCCGGGCGTCCGCGATGGCCCGCAGCACCCTTCGCACCTGGTCCTTCACGGCGTCGCCGAAGGCCAGCAGCACTTCCTGCGTGATTGAAAAATCCCTCTGCTTGGCCATCCCCGACTGCATGGTTCCCTTGTCCAGCGCCTTGCCGGCCTGCGGCAGATAGCACACCCGGTAAATCTCTTCTTGCAATTGCGTCAGGTTGTCCGCCGCGATCTGATAGACCTTGCCCTCCGGCTCGGCCCATCCGAACTTGTCACCCGGCGCGAGCTGGATGTAGTAGCTCTCGCCCACCATTTGGCTCCATTCCCGGTCCGAGTACACTACCGGCATCGCGAACAACCCCATGGTCAGCGCCCATCCCAGCGCGTTGGACTTGTTGAAGTGCTCCAGTTGCAGGGATCCTGCGCGATTCAGGATCCACAAACCTTCGGGCATGCGCAGCGCGAACAATGGAACCTGGTTGAGCCTGGCCAGGCCGTGCGTCCCCTGGTCCACCAGCTTCGCCGCGCTGGCGAGGCCGCTGTCCTGAGTGCTCACGTAGATCCGGAACGTTTGCTTGTCGTAATACGACCAGCGCGTCTCGACGCGCCAGTCTCCGTCCTCCACGTGATCCTTTTTAAGCAGCCGCGTGCGGATCACCACCCAGTCGAAATTCCCAAACTCATCCAGGCTCCAGTTGATGATGTCGTCGGCCGCATAATCCACCAGATATGCTCGAGAAGCCCCCGAGGCGTCTTCCTCGCCGCGCGTTCCCGCCGGCTTGGGCGCCCTGGGGAAATCAACGAGCACATACCCACCGCCGGTAATCAGGCTTTCGATGAAGACGCGCCGGAAAAAGTCGTTCAACTGCGTCTTCTTCCGGTCAGCGTCTTCCACCAGTTGCGAAAAGAACTGTTTCCCCGCGTCGTTCTGTCCTTCAAACGTCAAGATCGGCTCCTGCCGGAACAACGTCGCCGTGTACCAATCCACGATGGAGCCGATGTAGTTCTGATAGAACACCCGGCTCAATCGCTCCGAGTACACGTCGCCGGGCTCCCGCTGCCGGGGCACCAGATAGTTCTGCACGTTGAGCCGGAAGTGCTCGCCGCCGAGGTACAGGTCGCGATATCTTCGCCACATCATCTTTTTCAAGATGTAATCGGGATGTTCACGGTTTATGTCAAACACTGTTTCGCCTCTCAAATCCATTTCTGGTCAAATCAGGCGCTGATTCCGCCACAAGGTTCCCGCCTTGCCCTGATATTCCTGCCACACCAGGTAGCCCAGGGCGTCCGATAAATGCGTCCGCTTCCCGTCCTTGTCCTTGTCGATCACCTGGCTCCTATCCTTGTACGTCACCTGCTCGAAATCCTTGATCAGCTCGATACACCGGCTGTGAACCGTCAGCGAGCGGCTTCCATCAGCAGCGGCCAGCTTCGAGTTCATCAGCACCACGCGATCCCGAACCATCGGGTTCGCAAGCGGAATCTTGAAAGTCACATCTCCATACGCTCCGGAGCGGAAGAACTCGTGGAGCATCTTCAAATCACTGGTTCCCGAAGTCTGGTTTTTCGCTCCGCTCGCATCGGCGTACACGATCAGACCCGCCGGATGCTTGGGATAACGCCGTTCGAACTCCTCGCAGGCTTGTGTCGTGGTCGCACGGTTCAATACGATTTCGTCGAGCACCACTACCTTTTGCCCGTCGATCTGCGCCACTACCGAGCTCATGGGATTGAAATTGAAATCCAGCGACCACAGCAATGGCCGGTTTCGATCCAGCTCTGCCTCGGCAATGTTGCCGCGCCGCTCGAAAGCGTAGTAAGCGCGGCCGGCGCTGAGAGTGACATACTCGCCCAGCACCTCCTGCTGGAAAAATCTCTCATCGTAGCTGCTCAGCAGCCGCTCGTAATAGTCCGGCACGCGGTCCAGCAGGTGCGTGTTCTCGAACGCCTCCGCGCACACCGTTTCATAGCCTTCGATCTTGCGCGCCACGAAGCGGTCATAAACCCAATCGAAGCCTCGCGGGGTCCACACCGCGAAGCCGGTCAGCCGCGAAGCTTTGGGATCGCGCAACCGGCCTTCCAGCCGGAGCCACGCCTGTTCTGCCGTATACGTCAGCTCATCCAGGCCGAACCATGCCAGGTTGCTGCCGCGCAATCTTTCGAATTCCTCCACGGCCCGAAACAAAATCTTAGACCTGGTTTCCTTCATCACCACGTAATTCTCCGCACGGTTCATTTCGTGCGGGATCTTATTGCGATGCAAAACCTCCAGCAACGACGCCGCGGTGGCATCGCGCAACATCGGATACGTCGGCGCGCCGATCAACCCGGTACGGCCCGGATTCAGATAACTGAGCTTGATGGCTTCATGGCACAGCGCCTGGCTTTTTCCGGAACCGATAGGGCCCGAAAACCCCTTGAACCGCGCCGGCGAATCGTGAAACTTCTGCTGCGACGGGAGCGGCCGGTATTTTATTTTTCTGTGTCTGATTCCGTCTTGTCCGGATCCACCCATGTGACCGTTATCTCCCCCGGCTCGTCTTCATCCAACTCCTTTTGGAGCTGCACCAGCCGGATATAATCTCCCAACGTCGCCTTCATTTCCCCGTCGCCGAGCCTCTGCTCGACTTTCTCGATGATCTGTTCGACCACCTCCGCTTTTCTCTGCGTCTTCTTCACGACTGAAGCTTACGCTGGAGGCCGTGCGGACGCGTGTTCGGAAGCGTGCTAACCGACAAACACGAAAGGAGATGTTTTTTTTAGGAGCTGCGTGATCAGGTTTTGGCGGGCTCGATAATCGCGCTCATGGAGCCTTTGGAGACGGGCATGCGCGGATCAGCGCCATAGGCGTGGATTTGATCGCGGCCGAATTCGGCCTGCGGGCGTTCACAGGTGATCACGATGGTGCGGCCGGAGGTATCGACTTCAACTGCGTGGTGAAAGGCGGCTTCGACCGAGAGGCAGAAAATCTTGGTGAGCATCTCGACCACGTAGTCGTAGGTGTGCTCGTCATCATCGAGCAGAACGACGTGGAAGAGCGGAGTAAGCTCTTCGCGCTGCTGCGTGCCCGTTTCGGGCAAGGTGGTCGGCCGGGGCATCTTTTTTGGCGGATTCTGAGTTACAACCCAGATTCGATGGTAAACTGAAGTTGAAAGGGGGCGCAACGGATTCGACGGGATTGCATCTTACGTGGGAAGTCGTGCCGGGTTCCGAGCTCCCGTAAAACGATCGGAAACAAAAACTGCCAATAACACGCAGTTTGCA